GTGTAATTAAACCGCGACTTGCTAAAGACACTTTATCTTCGTATTTAGTGACTTCTCTGGCTATTTGTTTGGCTTCTGGAGTTGAAGGTAATTTCACTTCATAAGCAGGAGAATAAGGTGTTTCTGGATCAGAACGACGTGTTTGACGCGTAGGCGTAACGAAGGGAACTTCAGAGATATCGGTCGCTTCGTCAAGAGACATTTTAGAGGACGACATTTATTTTATCCGTAGATCAGTTTCCATACAAAAGTGAAAAAGGGAAGAATGAATACAGGAAACAAACCTCCAGTTGCTAATGTTAAGGCACCAAGAACGTATTGACCTCCAGTGAACAATCCTTTTCCGTAATCAAAAGTTACTCTTGTGCTTGCGAACCAGAAAGTCAAGAAAATCATGGTGAAAATACGATTGAAGAACACACCTACAAACGAACCAAATGTTTCAGATGGACTGTCTCTTGCGGTTGTATTCACTGCCGGAGCAGAAAGAGTGAAATGCTTTCCGTCTTCTACTTTATAAGAACTGGGTTCTCCGTTGATTTCAACATCGACTTTCAAGAACTTTTGTTTGGTTGGGTTTGGATCGGGTATTCCTACAGTTGTGGGACTTACCTTCATATCTATTGACCCGTTATCCAAATACGTTCTTACAGCACTTGTGACGTCTGTATAATTTGTGTCGTAACCGTATTCTGCTTTTTTGATTTGTAATCCCGATGCTATTCTTGCCGGCGGAGCATCTATTGTGAATGTCTGATCGTCTGTGGCCGAAATAGTGTTATCCTTGCCGTTGTTGATAGTGTATACTGCGCTCAATGTTTTTACTTGACCCGGAGCAGGATCTTGTATATTCAAAGCAGCAGGACTTACTACAAATGAAATACGTCCATTTTGGAGGTAAGAAAGGACTTCCTTGCTTACGTCTACACTTGATGTCGCAATTCCGTATGTTGCGGACTTTATTCTNATACCTGTCGCCATTATTATTATACAGCAAACGACTTAAGAACTGAAAACAACGTTCGCTATTCCTCCTGTAACTCTCAAATAATTGTATGATTCCACAAAGGCTCTAACGTTATAAGTGTATTGATTTGTTTGAGCAGTTCCTTTGACTACTACTGTAACTACGTCGCTTGGACTATANANAGGATTTCCAAATGCGTCTTTTTGGTTTGGNTTGACCACTGTAGGATTTGGTAAGTTCAACGATGATCTCAATACACATTGTGTTACCGTTCCAGTTGATAAAGTTGGAGGAATGGCAGGAGGTTGGACATACGTGTTTCGTAATACTGGTTTGTTTACCATTGATCCGTTCAAGTGACCACTTGGTTGGCCTGTTGCGTGATCTAATGAAAATGAGTATGAATACACTCCGGGAATATCGTTGATTGTTCTGCCTGATTGATGTCTGTAGTTTTGGATTTGTGAGAAGAATGTAGTAGGTTTTACTGAAAATCGTTCTAATCCATCGAGCACGATGGTAGATTCAATCAAAATGTCTCGTTGAGATACGCTTGTTGGAAGAGCGTTTCCTGATACGTAAGGTTGCATTAAAAATGTGAAATTTGTGGTATCTATTGGCGGTTTATAAGGATCTGCCCAGTTTGTATAATTATCGTAATCGTTCTGTTGTAATCTGTCTATGCGTTGGGCTACCCAAACGACTTGTGTACATAAATTACGCATCAAGAGTAGCATATCGTTACTTGGACCATACTGACCATCAGCAGTTGTTATATCTACTTGGTTAATGATGAACGAATGGTCTGTTTTGACAACGTGTGCTAATTCTGCGTCACTCAAGAAAATGTAGTTTGCTTCGATGTATGGGTTCATGTTCCAAGTAGTTAAGTTTGGAACTGTAGGAACTGGAGTCACAGAGTATGTGGGAGGAGACAAGAAATTACTAATACTGAAAGCAGGATCTGTTGGATCTGGTGCTACTCTTAAACCAAAATTAGGATTTGCGACTCCTTTGACTGTTTCACGAACATCTATAACTGTGAATAATTGATACATATTTTTCAATTCAACGACGATTTCCACTGCCGAGTATTGGAGAGCGGCAATAGGTAAGGCAGCTCCTACATTTTCACAAAACCAAAAATGGAGTGGAATGTTGAGTGTTGTTCCGTAAATTGATGGTTCTGCTAATTTTGTAGATGTGGAAATAGAGTTAGGATACTGGTTCATTCTATCGTAAGCGTTCGCAGGATCATACATTTCAGGAACGTTTCCAACCATACGATCAACGATGGCTTTTTTGTTTGCGTCAAAGTTCAAGTTTGCGTATAACTTCATCCATTCGCCTGTATGTCTGACTACTTCTTGACCATTGATGACCAACGAAACATAATTGATCATATTGTAACCTAAATTTTTTACCCATTGAAAATCGTATCCTATGGCGCCTGAATTGTAATTCAATGTGGCATGTTGAGAAGATACTTGAACTACAGGTGAAAAGATGCTTGGTAAAGTAAGAACTAAGTAACAATCATTTATTAACTGCGCAAACTGTTCCACTCTTGCCCTCAATGTTACCGTCCCGGACTGAGGAATTTGTAAATTCTTGCTTTGGAACACCAATTCAAAATGTTCCATTGCGAAATCTGTGTGGCGCTTGTAAACAGACCTAAAATGTGTGAATGATGGGTTCCCACATACTAGAATATCTTGTGCGCCTTTTGATACTAATTGCATTAAGCCTCCCATTTTACTTACTTATTATTGAATAGTTTTATGTGTGTAGACTGAACACTTGACACAACCTGCTAATTTAACTCCACTAATAGTAGTTGTTGTGCAATTACATAAACGAGTTTGTGTAAGAGTATTTGCGTTGATATTTGTTCCGTTGCTTGTTGCTTGAGTTCTCAAGATAAAGTCAGCAGTTTGTGATGCGACATAGTCTGTCCACATAGATGCTATTCTTACCGTCTTAGGATTACCTCCAGTTCTTGGTATCAAGAAGGCAGCATTGTAAGGTAATTGTGCTGGATCTTGACCAGCGATATCCACGTTGTTTGTCAAGTTAGCAGTAACATAAGTTCTTGCTTGACGTAATTTAAGTAATCTTGTCCAGTCACTCGCAGATAAACCGCGAGTTCCAGTTTGCACGTTAGCCATTGATGTTCCTGCTCCAGCGTTAGATACTGTTGCCATTTGTAAATCACCTATAAAAACAATTTAAAGAACTACGTCTGGTAAAAACTTCAGTATATTTGGTCCTGAACGAATACCTATTTTGAACAATCGCTTTTCATCTCCCCATGCTCCATAATCAAATATATCGTTCGTTTGCGGATCTAAAAGCATCACGATTCCTTTCACTCGAATAATTTGAAGTCTTCGTTTCTTCTTCGCAAGATTTCGAACATACAATTCATCTTTTTCGTCGTTCAAGTAAGACGGTCGGTATGCCAAATCTTCTCCTGTGACTCCCGTATCGAAACGCATACACTGAATAACTGGTTGTTCTTTCGTATGTAACTTACGATGAATTTCACAATCTACCGCTGCTTGTTTTAGTATACTTGTTATGTTCTTGATGATACGTCCTTTGCGGTAAGAAATTTCGTATAAGAATTCGTCTGAACTCATGAAGGCTTCTCTTGGTTCATCGCCTTCGTATCGTTTCAATTCTGTATCGTTACGACGAATGGCTACGATGTTAGGACCTTTTTCTGAATCGGCAGTTGTGGATTGATCAGGTGTGAAAACAGACATATACATTTTTACAGTCACGTTTCGTTCTGATTCAGGTAAAGACGCATGAGAATTAATACGTATTGCACGACCTATGACTTGATCAATTAAAGCAGGATTCCAGTAAGGTTCTAAAATGTATACGTGTCTCACGTTTTTCAATGTAATACCTTCAGCTGAAGCTCTGCTTCCCAATAAGACACACAACTTCTTTTCCTTGATTGATTCTTTTAAGGTTTGTGGAAATGTATCTGAGTATTCATCATTAAAAATTTGACGAATAAGTTCACGTTCGTCCTTGTTTTTACCAGTATACAAGCCATAAGCAGGTTTACCTTTTTCCATCGATGGGTCTTCCTTCCATATTCCTGCGTCTTTCACCAACTTGTATTCTTGGAACCCGTTATTTTCCAATACTGCTCTGAAAACACCTAAACCTTCCAATGATTCGTATTGTGAATAAACGTATTGGTTGTTCCACTTACCGTCTTTTCCCATATTGGCCTTCACATCTTTCAGCAAGGTAGCCATCTTAGGAGAAAAGTTTGCTAATCCTGCGGGCGACAAGTAACGTTTTGGATCTGCTTTCAATCTTGTCAATATTTCTTCCTTATCTGCTAC